TCCTTATTTATTTATTTTTCCAGATTTTTTAGCTTTAGAACCAAACTTACCATAAGAATCATCTCTTGAAGCTTTTAATTGCTTTTTAGTTCTTTTCTTTTTGATTCTCATTGCAATAGATTCGTCTTTTCTATCTTTGTAGCCTTGTTTCTTTTTTTTGACACGACCACCTTTTTTCATCATAGGTCCACCTTTCATACCCATATCATCTTTGTAGTAGCCGTCTGCCATATCTCTTCGTCTAGTAGACATTCCACCACCCATTTTTTTTACTCTGCCACCAACCTTCATAGGTTGAGCAACTTGTGTGTTAAATCTTCTGTTTGGCATTATTTTTTTCCTCCGTTTTTAAAGATTTGTGTTCCCTTTATTCCAAAAATACTTCCCACGACGAGGATCCAAAGGGTACTGAACCAAGTCGGGAGTGCCGCGAAATGCTCGAAGAAAATTTTTACCTTCTCCATAGCGACCGGATTGTCACTGAAGACTCCCCAAGCCAGGACAATTATTGGCGCCGACAAAATTACCAAAACGAATTCGTCCTTGTAGTCGTTTTGACGAGCTTCTAGAAGTTTACCTTGGTAAGCTTCTTCCCCTCGTGCTTGTCGTTCTGCGTGTAACAACTGTGCATCGGACATCGCGACTTTTGCCCTTTGCTTGTTGGCATAAATTTTACTTCCTGCAGAGACGGCTAGTTTAATTGCCGATAACCACATAATTTAGTACCAAGTTGCTTTTACAGGTTTCTTATCAGGTCTCATTCTTCTTGTACCTCTAACGTCAACCGTTTGTGATGTAAACGGATCAGTCATTTCTACAGGAATCCCACCTTGCTGCTCACCTTTTGAGTTTGCACCAAGTTCAGGAACAACTTTTACGTTGTCTCGACCTTTGTTTATTTTTTTAACCATAGTTTTCTCCTTAAGTTGTTGTATATCTATTTTTTCTTAAAATTTCTACCGAAATCGTGAATCTTGCTTTGATCAGCCATTGTTTGTTTAGCCAAAGAGACTCCAGCACGTAATCCAGCTAGGTCTTCATTCTGTTCTAGCTTTTCATCGTGTTGTTGATCGTTCATCATTGCTCTCATAGTGTCTAAATCCAATCTTGCTTCTCTATTCATAGCTTGTTCTTGATCGTTTTTAGCTTTTATGTCTAATTCACGTGATTTTAATTTTAATAATGGATCACCACCTACTTCAGAACTAATTTTATCTTCTTCTTTAGCGTAATCGATCATCATTTCTGCAATTAACTTCGCTTTTCTTGATTCAATCATTTGTGTTATCTGTTGAATACGTTGTGCGCCTTGCATTGCTTGTGGATTTTGCTGCATCATCTGTGGATTTTGCATCATTGGTGCCATTTGTTGTTGTAACATTTGCATTTCTTGCATTTCTTCGACAAATTCTAGTTGAATTTGTTCTTGTGCCATAAATGAAATGTGTTCAAGTATGTTTTTTTGTAAAGCCATCATTGCTACAGGATTATTTTGTACCATAGAGATAGACATAAAACTTAAATGCGCATCAATGTGTGCTTTGTGGTCTTGTCCTGGAAATGCTTGGAAAGGTTTTCCGTTCATTGCCATCAAATTTTCTAATGCCGGGTCCATTGGTTGTGGTGGAGCAGGCGGCGGTAAGATTGCATTTACATTTTTCACACCCAGCGCATCATACATAGATCTATACGCTTGGTATAGGTTATGTATACGAGGATTTGACTGCGCTAGTTGTAATTGACTTTGTGCGAGTGAGATTCTTTGTGTCTGTGAGAAGATGTTTGGATCTGCTACAGGCAAAATATCTATTCTGTCATCAAAGTCTTGTACTTTAATTTCACGTCTTGCACCTGGTACATCGTAAGGATACACCGGTGGTAGATAAGTTTTAAAAACTTCTGCTAATAATTTAAATTCTTGTTTTAATCCAACATACAATCTTTTGTGAATTGCTGACATTACACGTGAGCCACGTTCTAGTAATGCAACTGTAGTTCCAACTGCAGCTTGTTGATTCATATCGCCAACTTGCATATCAGCGATGGCCGCGAATCTTTGACCTGCTGAAACTACAACACCCATTAATTGTAAAAGAGTTTGATCTGGTCCTTTAAAAGGTAAAGTCATAAACTGATCTTTGATATTTCCACCCGGAGCATCTACATCTCTAAACTCTCCAGGCTGTAATGGTTGTGCATCATCTCTAACTCTAATACCACGAGACTTAAACCCTGCTGGTAAGTTTGCTAAAGTTCCTGCATCAAGTAATTGTCTTAACGCAGCTGTTGCAGTTCTAGTTAAACCACCGATCATATGAATTAAACCAAAACCATAAAAACCTGTGCCAGGTAAAAATTTAAACTGTACAAAGTAATTTACTTTTTTTCTTAATGAATCTTGTTCGCCATAGTTTCTTCTAATAGATAAAATTTTATTTCCTGCTTGAGATACAGTTACCACATATGGAAGTTTAATTCCTGTAGGCTCACCATCATCACCCATATCTTCATAACCTTCTAGATCTAAATTAGTATGAACTTCATACAAAGTGTATTGATCTTCTTGGCCATCTTTAGCAATTCCTTCTAGTTCTAATTTTTTATCTTGTAATTGATTTTCTGTAACAGGTGGTGCTCCTAATTCTATGTCTCTATAGAATCCTGCTACTTGTTGTTTTCTTAAATCATTTTCTGAAATTTTAATTACGTGAATTACCGCTTCTGCATCTTCTAAACTGTTTGCAGAGTAAGGTACTATCAAATCATCTGCAGGTACAAATTTAGAAACGGCTCTACCTAAAAGATCATCATAGTAGACTTTCTTAAAGGTAGAACCGGATAGAGGGAGGTAAAAAAGCATTTGATCAAACTCGGGTTCGTATTCTTTCATTTGATCCATAATCTGATAGTTCATAAAATCTTTAACTCTTTTAGATTGCTCTTCTTTAGCAACATCAACTGCTCCTAAAATTTGAGTTCTAACTGGACCATCAGCTGGTAATAATTCTTTGTAAGCTTGCGCTTGAAATTGTGTAACCGCTTCAGCAAGTACAGGGTGATTAACACCTGATGCACCTCTGAAAGGTTCTGTTCGTCTTTCGTATTTAAATCCTAAAAGATCTAAACCGTTTCTATAAGTATCTTCCCAATCACCACGTGATTCTTTATACTCATTGTAGTGATCAACCATTTTAGCACCTAATGGTTCTAAAATTTCATCTCCTAAAAAGTCTGCTAAATTTTCAAAATGATTTTCACCACCTTCTCCGGATACAGCTTTAGGGTCAAATGCAATTTCTGCACCGCCTTCTTCATCCATAGTAACTTCGATGTTACCTTGTTGATCTTTTCTCTCAATAATCTCTTCTTTTGCTTCAACTAATTCTTCTTGCTTTGGAACTTCGATAACAGTTTCTGAAACGTTTGGAATTGGTTTCTCTATAGTAGCCATTTATTATATTCTCTCTTTAATTGTTATTGATTCAACACCTTCTTCTACCATCTTAACAGGTGCTTTTGATTTTGTCAATTTAGGTTCTCCTACCTTCACTTCCATAGGGTTTTCAGCAGTCCACATCAATAACTCTGATTGACTGACTTTTTCATCAGTTTGAGTATTTACGAAAGCTCCTTTTATGTTGTCAAATTTTATTGCCATTATCTTTTCTCTTTGAACATCGTAGCGAGGCCACCTTGTGAATATCCTGTTCTTCCTCTACCAGTTTTATTACTTACTGGACCGCCGTCTGAACCAATACCAAATCCCATTCCAGAATCAAAAGATTGATTGCCTTGACTATCTGTTCCATAATTATTTGGTCCGTGTATATTAGGATTATAGCTTGCTTGTCCTTGTTTTTTAATTGCTGCTAAAGCTGCAGCTTTGTCTTTTGCTGCAGCGGCTGCTGCTAATTCTTCTGCAATTCTTTGTGCTTCAACTGCGTCTTGTGTTCTTTTATTTATGTCTTCAACTGCTGTTCTTTGTTTATAAGCTTGTATTTGTTTTGTGTAAAAACCATTTATGTCTTTCATTTTATCAAGAGTTTCAGCATCTAAATTATTAATATCAAAGCCTTCTATTCTTGAACCAAAGAAATCTGTAAGCTCTCCTAATCTTTCATTCATTCTATCTGTATAATTTCTTGTAGTATTTCCTGTTAATCCCAGGAAGCCATCTTTTTTATTAAAAGTTGCTAAACCAAATTCATCTCTTGCACCTGTATTTCCAAAGCCTGCACCATCAACCGTGTATTTACTTTGTAAACTTTTATCACCTTGTGGTCCAAATGCATTGCTTAACATATCTATTCCTTTTCCT